ACGATGGTAACGCGCTTCTTCTTGATCACCACGATAATTGTGCTCATTGCACCACGACGGTCATCGGCCGCGCCGCCCCGCCATCCGTGCAGCCGGCCGCATCCGTCGCCTGCACGGTCAGTTGATAGGTTCCCGCGGGCACCGTCGCCGTGAAATACGAGCCGGCAATGGTGTTCAGTCGCGCACCATCGACACGGCCCTGCTCGATGCCGTTAAACTGCACGCTCACCGTCGTCACATTGGTTTTACTTTGCAGCAATGAGAACAACACCTGCCCGACGCCGCCGACCGGCAGCGTGCGCGCCCACGTGCCGACGACCACTTTCACGCTAGTCGGATCCACGCAGCCCGGCACGAGAAAGGGCGGCGATGATTTGGGGCTCTCGCCAAACGTATTCGCGGCGGTGAGCTGCGAGGACGCGCCGGGAGCCGTCGCACCGAGGGCCACCACCTGCGCTGCCGGAGCTTGACAGGCCGCCGTCAACGGCAGCGTCGTGCCCGACACCGTGCAGGCGACGGAGGCCAATGTCAGTGTCGACGGGGATGTCGCCCCCGGCGCGGTAATGTAAATTTTGTAGCTCAAGCCCTGCGCGTCAGCCGCACTGGCAACGTTGGGCTGATCCCACAAGACCTGTGCCTGCGCCGTCGAGGCGATGACACACAACCCCACGACTAGGCGGGCAATCATTTGCCGTCCCGCAGGATTTCCAGCTTGGCTTCAATCTCGCGGATATCGGACGCCGCATCCTGCACGGCATGCCAATCGCCCGACTCGAGCTTGATCTGACAATAGGCAATCAGGCCCGCTTTGCGCTTCTGCAGTTCCACGATCAGTCGATCTTGCGGATTTGGCGAAAACTTCGTCGCGGTATTCATTGCCCACTTCCGTTCGGCTGCGCTTGCGACTGCTGGGCGGCTATGGTAGCACCAACCGCAGGAGGCAAGATGCCATACTTCTTGAGGATGTCGATCGTCTTCGCATCGAACACGACGAAGTTGCGCGAGCCTTCGCCCGATGCGCGCGAGCCCTGATCGAGATACTTAATGCCGGGAATGCCTGCGTTGTTCAATTTGTCAGCTATTTCCTGACTGGAATAACCGGAATATCGCGCCATATCATGCAGTGTCGCGCCAGCCGGTCCATTCGGATATCGCGCTGTATTCGCAGACACATAACGCTGTAAATCTGGCAGTAATCCAGTGCGTTCCAGCGCCTGTTGCACTTCTGGGCTCTGTTGACTCAGCGGCTTATCCCAATCGAGGAACTGATCCGGATGCGCGTTGATCGCCACTTCATACATCTTGCCGGCACGGGTCAATGGGACGCCTTGTTTGGCCGCCTGTAGCCCTTTCAACGTCTCCTGCAACCCAGGAATGTTGCTTTGATCATTCCACCATTGCGGTGCTTGCGATGCTACCCGTTCTTCGGCCTCACCAATACGAGCCTTAAACTCTTGAATTGTGCGATCGATGGAGTATTGATGCGGTTGCCCAGCATGTTCAGCTTCGATGATGTTTCCTACCCAATCAGGCACACGGTGAGGCCCGACCTTTGGATCAACTCGCCCCGCCAATGCTTTCTTATAATCCTCTGCGACGGCTGGATTCTCAGCAAAATACAACCCATGCCCATAGGCTTGCGCCCCTTCCCCCGTCCCGATCTTGCTCGCATCGAACGCCTCGAAATCGTGCGGGCTTCCGTGATACGCCTTAATCGCCGCCGCAAATCGCGGGAACCGCTGCGCCACGGCATCAATCAGCCCGCCGCCCATCGGCCCCACATCCATCGCCGCGCCGACGCCCATCACCTGCTGCGGATCATCCAGCCCCAACAAACTGACCATCTTCCGTAAGATGCCCTGCCCCGGCGCATCAAACACGGACGCGCCCTGCGGGTTAATGCTCGCGGGCAGCTCCGGCTTCTGGATGACGAGCGGACTAGGCACCGCCGCCCCCATTGGGCTGCTGCTTCGCTTGCTCGGCCGCCTGCTGCGCCATCTCCGCTTGATGCGCCTGATCGCTCTCCTGCGCCTGCTGGTCAATCACGGCGCCCTGCGATCCCTGTTCCAGCGCCTGCTGATGCGCCTGCGCGGCGAGATCCTTTTCGTGCTGCTGCTTCATGCCCTGCATGCCGACCTCATGCGCATGCTGCAACCCCGTCGCGAGCCGTTCCTCTGCCGCCTCAGCCACCGGATCCAACTGCGACTTACTGGCCGAGATGCGCGCGACGGCAATCGAGGTCGCATTCTTCATCATCTGCAGCGCCAGTTCCCGATCCGCATCCGTGTCGGCCTTGTGCTTCGCAATCTGCAAATCCGTCTGCGCCTTAATCTGCGTCTCCTGCAAACTGCCCTGCTGCTCGGCCTGCTTCGTCTGGATGAATTGCTGCGCCTTCTGGAGTTCACCCTGTAACTGCTGAATCATCGCTTGCGCTTGCGGCGGAATCTGGTTCTTCGGATCCTTCTGGTCCTGCAACTGCGGCGGCAGCGCATTCCGCAACTTCTCCGCGATCTTGTGACTACCCGGGAACGACAACTGCTCGACGTAATCCGGCGTGGCCACGGCGGCCATCTCCGGCGGCAGATGCGGAATCAATTCGCCCAGCGCCTGCGCGCCCTCTTCCCGCTTCGTCGCCGTCGCCTTCCCCACCGACACCGTCACGGCATAGCGCCCGTTGTTCAAGTCGTAAAACTTGTGCAGGCTCCCCTCCAACTGCGCGATCTCCGGCGTGATGTTCGGCGGGGACGCTTGCGGCTGGCCGTTCGGGCCTTCTTGGTAGGGCTGGCCCACCATCACCTGTTCGGGCTCATCGTCCATGCCCAGGATATGAATGATTTGCCCCTTCGTCGTAATCTTCGGAATGATCTCCACGGCGAGCTCGCCCGCGTAAATCAGCGCCCGCTTCACATTATCGGGATAATTGCTATTGGCAAGGTCGCTCTGCGCCTGCAAGGCTTGCAACGCCCGCCCGCTCCGCTCATTCGGGTTCGTGTTGCCCAGGCTCGCATCGCCCGTCGACGTCGTCGCCTTAATCGCATCCTCCGACACGCGCATCAACTCGACGGCGGCCTGAATCGGCGGCTCCGTCGTATCCAGCATCGGCGTGGGATACTCTTTGCCTTCCTGATCCCACGGGTCAAACGGCAGATAGGCGTGATTGATGATGTTGCGCGTCTGCCAAATCTGCTTATAATTCGCCACGCTCGCCGCCGCAATCATCGGCGCATTCTTCGGCGCCAGCGCGAAAATCTCCACGGCGCCGCTATACGTGTAGTTCACCATCCGCTGCGCGTCCATGCCCTCTTCAATCACGCCGCGCAGCCAGATCTTCCCGTCCACGTTCAACTCTTCGCCCAGAATCGGAATCAGCGGGATGCGCGAGCCCACCCAATCAAACGACTGCAACGATTCAATCGCGTTAATCTTGTCGCACTTCACGCTCGGCACGCGCATGACACGCTCGGCCTTGATGTCGGCCTTGTCATCCGGCTTCTCTTCGACCACCGATCCATCCTGCAACTGATACAGATGCCGATTCGTGTATTCGATGCGGTAATACTCGGCAATGCGGATGCTGTCTTCGCTGACCCATGACGACCAGGCCGCTTTGTCGCCCGTCGCCATGAAGGCTTCCAACCCGCGGATATCGGCCTTCGGATACAGGCGCTCGAATTCATCGCGGCTCAAATCCTCCGTCACGAAGGCCCATTTCATATCGCTGCGCGTCGGCCGCACCGCAGACGGATCGCCATAGACCGTGAGATTATTCGTGATGCGCTCCATGAACAGCGCCTGCCACATCGCTTCTTCGGTTAACTCCCCGTCCCACGTCTCGTTGATGTAGTCCGTTCTCAATCTGAACCAGCCGATCCCGCCCTCAATCGCTTGATCCGCCGCCCATTCAATCGGCGATTCCCCGCGCGAGTTATTCATCATCCAGCGCAGATAGCCCTTGAAAATATCCGCCGTGTCCTGATCGCTGCTTCCGCCGGCCGGCAGCACATCGAACCCAAAGCTGGCGTTCTTGATGGTATTGGAGACTTGCCGCACAGGCTGCGAGAGGCGATCGACCACGAGGCACGGCCGCGGCGGCTGCGGTGCCATCCCCTGCAAGCTGTTCCCGCCTTCCCGCGCCAGCTTAATCGCCGCCGGCCACTGGTCGCCCACCCGAAACTGTTTCGCACGCACGATACGATTGCGCTGCTGCTCTTCGGCTTCCGCCGCCCGGTTCCAGCGTTCTCGCGCTTCGCGAATCAGATCCTTCGCCATCAAGCGACCTCAATCGCCATCATCTGATGCTTTCTACGTCGGGGCAGCCCATCAACAGCATCCTGCAGCGTATGGATAAATTGACAATCGACATTCGGGCAATGCGCAAAGAGGCGTGTATGTCCGATTTCAGGGGCGTTATGCACACGCCGCTGCTCGCGCGTGGCCAATAAGAGCAGATATTCCAGTTCGCCGCGCGTCAGCGTCATCGCTTCCCTCGCATGTCGCACTTCGCGAACCAGATCGCCGCCACCAAGATCATCGCTAAGACGCTCGCCCAGACCACGTAGAGCAGCGTCACCGTGTCAGCCCCTTCAACGCCTCGCGTTCCCCTTCAATCTCTGGCATCGCCTGCCGCACGATATGCCGCCACTTCAGCAGGTTCTTCGGATACCGCAGCAACTCCACTTGCGCCCACGTCGGACACGCCAGCAACTGCAGATAATTGAAAATCGCATTGAGGGCGCCATCGTCTTCCCCAATCCGATAGCCCCGCCAGATATCGCCGGCCACCTTCCGCCACTTCTCGCGCCCTTCACACACAATCGTCAACAGCCGTGGCCGGTCCCGCTCAATCTGCCGAATAAACTCCTGAATGTTGTCCGTCAGCGCCCGCTCGCGCGTCGTGCTGTAACCAACAATGGGCAAATCGGGCAGGTGGAACATGCGGCGCCCTATCCTAACCCATCCATGACTGACTGAACCCGCTAAACGACGGCGTCGGCACCGGCTCTTCTTTCCGCTTCCGCGCCACCGTCTGCGCAAATGTCAGCGCCAGCGCGTCCCCTTCATCCGGGCTCGGCACGTCCCGCGCCTTCATCTCCTTCTTGCTCTCCAGCCATACCCGCTGCTTCAAATCCTCCCGCAGCCCCGGCGCTGTCAAGTCATTCTCCAGCCGCGGCGACGTATCTATCGCTCCGTTGACGAGCCAGTCCTTCATCCGCCCCCACATCATGTCGCGCATATACCGGTATTTCTTGTCGGGACTGTCGGCCCCGAAGTTGACCTCGATGAGGTTATGGAATCCCAATTCACGGAGACGGGTGCCAATTGAGCCAGCGATTCCAGCTGAGTCGAGGAACAGCATAGACACTCGATGCCCCCCGTAGCTTCCACCCAAAACGTCACTGAGACGGTTGGTGAGCACTGAAGGATCACGCGTGAGCTCTCCGGCAATGCGGATAGCAGGGATGCTACGTGCGTCTCGGCCTCGTCGGAAACGAATGACATTGGAATCCTTGCCTCCCCAGGCCAAGTCGCATCCAGCGACCAATGGTTCATCATCCAGCACCTCGACCTTTCGTTTCTGCGCCTCGCGCACCCTGATCGCATCGATAAACTGCGCGTCTTCCGCATTCGGTGGCAATCCTCTGACGCGCACCCGGAACCGATCGCTGTCCTCGCCCCAGTCTTCCAACTGCTCGGCAATCAGCGCCTTATTCGGAAACTGGCACGCCCGCGCATCGAGCACCCACGTCTTCCATCCGCGCCCTTTGCCGGCGAACACGATGTCGTGGAAGCTGCCTCGTCGTCTCGTCGGGTTGCCAAACAGAAACTGCATCGGCTCGCCGTCCGTCAACCCGCCCTCTTGCACTTCGTGGATAATCTCCGGCACGTTGCTGTCTTCGTCGTTAATGTAAAAGCTCGTGCTCGCGGCGTTGTGCTGACCCGCGAAGCTCTCACTGTTGTCCGGGTCGCACGTCTGCGGACTGCACTTCCACGCTTCCCGATGGCCTTTGCGATACAGAATGCTCGTGTTCAGCTCAAACCAGTCGCGCGTGATGGCTCGTTTCACCCACGTCGTAATCGAGGGCCACGTCTTATCCTGCAGCTGCGGCCCCGTGTTCGCCGTGATGACGCCTTTCGCATGGCGTCTGGTGCTCATGAGGAACGACACGAGCATGCCCGTCAATGCGCCCTTGCCGATGCCATGGCCGCTCGAGACAGCCGCACGAATCGGCATCACGGGATGCACGCCATCAAAGTCCCGCGCTTTAATCTCACTCCCCAGCCACTCGAGGAACTCGCATTGCCAGATGTCTGGCTCACGATAGTGCTGCAAGGGGCCTGGCTCGCCCCAGGGGAACGCGCCGCACACCCAGGCTAGGGGATCCGCATAGAGGGACGCGCACCACTCCACGAGGTCGTCATCGTAGCTGCGCGAGGGCGCGGGGCTACTCATGGACGATGGCTCGCGCCCAGACATACATAAACCGACGCCACCGATCATGCTCCATCTCGCACGCTTGTTTAGAATTCGGGCCACCGTAGACGCGCCCGCAACGTCGACAGGTATACGTCATGGCTTCAACTTCAACAACGATCGCTCCTTCGCGCGATCGAGCGCCGTCGTATTATCCGCTCGAATCTCAATCTCCTGCACTTGTTCCTTCGGCCGGTCAATCGCGCGGTTGAGCAAATCCGTGAAGGCTTGCACTGAGGGATCTTTCTCCCAGACTTCAATCACCTCGGCGTCCTGGTCGACATCCTCGAGCGAGCGCACGCGTTCGAATTTGCCGGTCTGCTTGTCGCGATAGACCAGATACTGCAAGCCGGCGGCATTGGCGAGTTGGGCGTTGATGAGGACGTCCAAATGCGCGGTGATGGCTTGACGCACCTTTTCCCTCGCCGCCTCCTTGGCCATAGTGGAAGGCCATTTGCTGCCGGGCTTTCGACCGGCCCCTGGTCGAGCGCCTCCTCGATTCTTTTTCAAGGTATTCAGCTTGTGCGAGTCTACCCGTCTACTCTACTCATGGGTGTTCCCATACTTAATATAATTGTGACTGTATAATGTATGTACATAAAGGGTAGATAGGGTAGAGAAAGTAAGGTCCAATCACGAGAAGCATTTACAAGGCTACCCTTCATCTACCTATCATCTGGGGCTACCCATCGTTTGCCTTGTTTGCCTTGGCGCATGATGTTTTTCTTCGTCCAACCGGCTAAGCGAAGGATACGGCCGACCCTAAACTCATCGATACGGCTGATATGGGACGGGTCAAATTTGAGGATACGGATGAGCACTTCGGCGACGGTGATTTCTCGGTCAAGACCAATGCCGGTAAAGACGAGGTCGGTCCACGCATCATCGGCTTGCCGGTCAGCCTGGACGGCGAGTGTGGGGACGCTCGGCGTTGTCCACCAGGATTCACCAGCCTGGACCCGATGCACGGCTTCTGCTAACAACTGGTCACGGGCCTCGGCCAGCGTCTCGAGGTTAATCTCCCCACAGCGAATGGGCCAAAAGCGCCGCAGGCCGCTGTCATCGGCGCCCCAGCCATCATGATTCGTCGTGCCGGCAAAGATGCATTGGCGAGGATGATCCGCGGCGTAATGGCCGTAGCTCGCGCGATACCGGTCAGACGGGGTGCTGATGACCGTTTTGACACGGCTGACTTCGGCACGATTGAAGGCATCCAGTTCCCCGATTTCGATCACCCATTTGCCTTGGAGGCCTTCAAAGAAATCCTTATGCGTGACGGATTCATGGGCTTGGGCGTAATATGCGCCACCGAGAATGCGTAAGGCGGAGGTCTTACCAATCCCTTGGCCGCCTTCAAACACCACCATCGTATCGAGTTGACAGCCAGGAAAAAGCACCCGCGCGACGAGGCCTTTCCACAGATTGCCACTCACGGCGCGCACGTAATCGCCTGGCATCGCCTGCCCGTTCGGCAGGGCATCGCCCGCATTCACGCCCCAATGATCCTCCAGCGCCAGCTCATCGCGCGGCACTTCGTCCCATTCAAGAGCGAGAAGCTGATCACGGACGATATGCTTGACCCGTTGGCTGGCGACATAATGCACAGCCTTTTTGACTTCGATCGTCGTCATGGCGGGAATGCCGATGATTTGTTGAATATGCGTCGTGAGATGGTAGGTATCAGCATCACCCCATTCGCGCGGTCCATAGCCTTCGGGGCAGGTCATGATGCGATCGAGGAATTCATCCCGCCAGAGGATATTGGGCCCGTAGGCCGCATCATGTTGAAGCACGCCCACGGCATTGGAGAGATTCGCGCGCAGCCCGCGTTCGCTACGGTCGAGGTGGGTAATCCACGAATAATCAGGCATCGACACTCCTTGCTGAGTGAGGGGCCGGGCCACCGCCTGAGCAAGCAAGCGGTGCGCGTCGAGCGAAGGGTGGCCACCCCCGCCCGGCTAGGGTCATTCTACCTTGCCTAACTGCAATCGTAACCACTCAATCGTGTCAACGCTTTGCAATTGCTTCGGCGTGAACTGGAAATATTTAAATCCTGCGGCCTGCGCTAAATTCGATTTCTCGTAATCGCGCTGGAGGCCTTTGCGCGTGCTGTGGTCCCGAAAGCCTTGCTGCTCGACGATGATTTTTTGCAGCGGCCAGCAATAATCCGCGCGGAAATCCCGATCGGCCAGGAAGAGCACTTCGCGGGCGGGGATAGGCAGCTTCGCCGCGGCGCAGAGTTCGAGGAAGCGGTCGAAGGGCTGGGCATGGGGCCGCAAGGGCAACGGCAGCGGAGGCGCGAGGCCATCCATGCGACGGCGAAAGGCGGCGTATTCTTCGACCGTCCAGCGGAGGCCTTGGCTCATGGATGCCACGCTTGGGCGATATGCGTGGCGAGGGCCAGCGGGATCTTGGCGACGTGCGCGGAGGCGGATCGTCTGGCGTTGGACTTCGATGCTGACCGGCGCTGCAACGAACAGTTCTCACCACTGCCGAACCAGTCACCGCCGTTTTTAATTGAGCGGGCGTGCTGTTGGTCTGAGCCCGCGTTTCCGCGGTAATCCCTCGCGTTTCCGCCCGGGACGCCGGAACCGAAGCTAACCCGCTCAATTTTCCGCCCGTCTGGATTCTGCCCGTGTCCGCTCGTCGTGTTGTGCGCCACCGCGTGCGCGGAGGCGGCTTTCCGGGCCGTGCTTGCGCTCGGCAGCATGCCGATTTCGCCCCGCCAGTAGGCAGCATGGCTGCCCTTCTGTTTGCGACCAGGCGCCGCGTTCGCGATGGTGTTCCGTTCGTCTATATACGGCCACCCGCTTATTCGACCGCCATTTCCGTCAGGGCGTTGCCTGCACGAATCTCCGTCACTTTTCTGCCCCGCCTTTTGACGTTTCAACGTAACTGGCATCAGCGCCGGCACATCGCCCCACAAGTAAAAGCTCCCGTAATGCCAGCGCGCCCGTCCCACCCACTTCTGCGCCCCGCAGACGTTTTCCACGACCAGCGGAATGTGATGCCCCGCCGCTTCGCAGGCTTCGCGCTGAATCCGAAAACAGGCCTCGAAGAGTTCATTGCTCGGCGGCGGTAACGCCTTGGCGCGCTTCCACGGCATCGCCCGATACGAATAGGCTTGGCAGGGGGGACTGGCGACAATCAGCGCCGCGTCTTTAAACTGCCGCCCGTGCAGCGTCAAGACGTCTTGAATCACGAGCTGCGCGGGATACCGGGCCTCGCCGTAAACGTGCTGCTCGTTGTCGAATCCGATGACGCGATAGCCCGCATGCAGCAGACCGTCCGTCCAGCCACCCAAGCCGCAGAAGAGGTCAATCGCGAGCGGCTTAGGCACTCGTCATCTGCGATTCTGTGTAACGCCGAATCTCCTCACGCCGGTCGTTGATTTGCTGGCGCAGCGCCGCATTGTGTCGCAGCAGTTCGCCATTCTGGGCCAGCAGGATCTGGCTCATCTCGCGGTAAATCACGACTTCCTGTTCCAACTCAGCCACATCGGCGGCGAGGTGTTCCAGCACGGCTTGGACGACGTGTTCTTTACTCATTCGCCCACCTCGTGCACCACGACGCGCACCCCGTCAGGGCAGTCATAGACCAATTCGCGCCCTTCAATCCAAATGAGGGGGTCCACATCGCCTACCCATTCCGCATAGCCTGGCGCATAGTCAGGCGGCACGCCCTGCCGCGGGGAGACGCGCAGCCACAACACGAGATTATCGTCGGGCTGTCGCCGCACCCGCACGATGTGGCCTTCGTCGGTGTCGTTGAAGACCTGAATGTAATCTACGGTATGTCGTGTGCTCATGTCGCGAACCAGTATGTTCCCGCTGTCAATGCCCCCACAGAGAGTGGCTAAGTTCTTACCCTGCACTATATGTGGACCATTCGTGCTACGCTCTGCTCACAATTACGAGCGCTGCCCCTGCGATTCAGACAGTTATGACCATAGAGGCTGGGTGGGTAAGCCTACTCTTACTCACCGGCGGCCTGGCGCTTCAAGGCTTATTCTGGGTGTTTACGCAGGGGCAGGTGGCAAAGGATTTGGCCAAACTCAATGAACGCTTCGATGATGCCAGCGAACGCAGTAGTCGCCAGATGAGCGAGATTCAAAAGAAAATTGGCGATCTGGAATTAAAGCATAGCGAAATCGACGCGCATCTGATCTACGTCGATCGCAACATCACGCGGCTGGAACAACGGCGAACCGTGAGGAGTGAATAAATGGCCTTTGTGGTGTGGCATGTACAAGACCCGGAGGGGAAACCGATCGGCGGCGCCGTCGTCAGCGGGAAGTCGACGACGATGGGCGACTGGTCCTCCGTGACGAATGCGTGCGGCGATTGCAAAACGACACTCGGCGCGACGACGTATGACATGACGTTCGAGGCCTACGGATTCGTCACGCGCCTCTATCCGGCCACGATTGGCGAGAGCGGCGAAGTGGTGACGGGCCTCGAGCGTGGAGCCGTCGACCCTTTTAAGCCTGCCCCGCGGTTCTGGGCCGCGAATATGTGCGGCATCCGAATCCCGGGGCTGCCCCCTGTGCCTGGTGGCGCGGCGGACCCGTCACTGCTGCTCTCCTGGTTCTATGACCGCTATGACACCGGCTGGCGCGGTGCGATTCGCGGACAATGGCAAGTCAAGGATTACACGCATGTGTTGCTCTCGTGGCCGGACAGCCACGGCCAAGGCGCCACGCCTGAATCATTCCTCGCGACGTGCAAAGAACTGATCGATGATGGGTTCTATCCGTGCGTGATGCTCAGTTCAAAAGACTTCGATAGCATCTACGATACGCCGACACTCGTCGACAACCTCACGCCCGTCATCAATGCGCTCGTGGGCACCGTGCCGATGTTCTGCATTGGCTGGGAGCTGTCGATCTGGCGAACGCCGACGCAAGTGCAGGACATGATCAACGCGCTCAGTCCGCTCTGCATGGCGCAAGCGGGCACGCTCGTGTATGTGCATTTCCAGGAGGGGTATCCGAGCTTTCAACAGCCCGGCGGCGTCGTGGCCGATTTCTGGAATCCGAATGTCGGCAAGTTGACGGGCCTGCTCTATCAGAAGCGCATTGCGCAGACCGATGCCGAATTTCTCGACAGCATCAACGATTGCCTCGAACGCTTCGCCGGCGGCTGGGGGATGGTGGCCGGATTTGATTTCGTCGCGCTGGAATTGACCGCGATGCCGCAATTCAATGGGACATGCAGCGAAGCCGAAGGGAATCGGATCGGTCGACTGGCCATCAATGCGCCGGCCGTCAACGGCACGAAAGTGAGTGGCAGCGGGAACGGACATTAGGAGGCGGTATGGCCAGTCTGAGTGAAATTCTGCAAATCATTACGCTCGTGCGCGACATCATCACGGCGTTGAGCGGGATGGGCCTGAAGGTTAACGGCGAAGTGCACATTGATCAGATTCTGGCGCTGATTCCCAAGCCATGATGCAAGCCTTTTCGGCGTTCATCCGCACGGAGCCCGTGCGGGCGATGGCGATCCTCAATGCGATCATCGTGGTCGCCGTGGCATTTGGCGCGAAGTTGACGCTGCCGCAGATTTCAGCGATTGGCGCACTGGCCGCGGCGATCTTCGGCGTCGGGAGCCAGATCACGCGTGGGCAGGTGCAGCCGATTGCGAAGATGCCGCCCGCGCAAGCCGTGCAGGTGCTGGAACAAACGAAGGCCGAAGAAACCAAGCCATAGCACTTGCTATAGGCATATCGCACGTGCTAGCCTGTGCGGTATGCCCAAGCCTGCCGAGACGCACGTCCTCTATCTCCGCAAATTCCCTAAAGATTTATCGCAACGCCTGAAGATCGAGGCCGCGATCCGTGGGTGCACGATTCCGCACGCCTTGGCGCTGATTCTCCGAGAATATTTCAAGCTCGCAAAAAGTGCTTGACATAGCTAGCAGGTGTTGCTAGACTCTTTTCATGGACAACATTTCACGACACGCCTGGGAAACATTGGTGGCCCTCTCGCGGGCTGAAGCGGCGATGGTGAAGCCGACCCGCACCTGCTACGCCGTGCGCCTCAAGTCGGGCGCGTATGCGGCCCCCAACCTGCACTGGTCAACCGAGACGGACCACGCGCAGACGTTCGTCACGATGGCGGGCGCGTTGGGGTATGCGCTCGATACGCTGGGCCTCGAGTTGGACGATTTCTCTGTGGAGGTGCTGTGATGCGCTACTGCGAAATGTGCGAGGCGTATACGTCACGCAAGGAATGCAAGGCGTGCGGCGCCGATACGGTGCCGGTCCCGAAGGCACCGAAGCTGACGCGACAGGAACAGTTGCAGGAACTGGCCGACCGTGGCTGCGATACGTGGGAAGAATACCGAGGTGAACGATGAGCCGCTACGATTATCGTGACCCGGGCCAAGATCCGGCGTATTGCGATCCCCTCAGTGATCCGCCGGAGTCAGACGTGCCAAACTGCGAAACCTGCGGCGAACCAGCCAACGAAGCCATCTGGGCGGCCAATGGGCAGTATGCGTTCTGCTCCGACAAATGCCGCGATGACTACTACAAAGCCTTGGAGGAGTTGTGATCCGCATCGGCCACCGGATGCCGTGGCTCGATATCGTCATTATTGTGGCGATGGGTCTGATGTTGGGTACGGCGATTGGCCTGTGGCTGGTGGCGCCATGATGGCCGCCATGTGGGCGCGGCTGCTTCGGTGGCTATTTGTGCCGTCATTCGATCCGCAGATGTCAGACGAGTGGAGAACCAATTACTTATACACGTCCGGTAAATCATAAGGAGCCGTTATGAAATCGCTTGGAATCGCCCTAGTCGTGCTCATCGGCGTCAGTCTCTCGGCTCAGTCCCGCTTTGTTCCAGGTAAGTATCTATCTCGGCGCGCGGCCCAGATTGTCGAAGTCGCCACTGAGGGCAATTTCCTGAAGTGGACGATTGGCTCGCATGTCTTTTATTGGGGCGGCAATGGTGACATTCCTATCGAGGCGCACGATTACGACGGCGACGGCTTAGATGATCCGACGATTTACCATCCGCAGACGCATGAATGGTGGATCCTACGCTCACGTTGTGAGGGCGGGCGCTGGACCTGCTATGACGTGCTGACCATGGCGGCCGTGCATGCGCTGGCCAGTGAACCGCTGGTATGCGCGCCCGGCACGGTGCTGGCGCTGGGCGAAGGCGACCCGTATTGCGCGCCGCCGATCCAGACGTTTACCTGCCCTCCAGGCACGCATATCGCGCTGGGCGACGTCCTGAGTTGCGAGGCGCTATGAGCGATACGCAGATCGTGCTCATCGACTTCAGCAGCATCGCGCACCCGATTTGGCACATGGCGGCGAGCGATCCGAATCCCGATGCCACGTCTATCGGCATCATTGCGAAGGTACGCGCCCTGACGTCAGGCCAGCCGCATGCGGCCTTGTGCCTGGATTCGCCCAAGTCGTTCCGCCGCGAGATGGACGCGACGTATAAAGCGGCGAGGGAATCAAAGCCGGCGCCATTCTTCCATCAATGTGAACTGGCGCTGGAGGCGTTGAAGGGCGACGGCTTCCCGCAGTGGATGGCGGAAGGCTTTGAAGCCGATGACATTATTGCGTCTGCCGTGCAGTGTGCGAGTCAACAGGTGCCGCTGATTCGTCCCTTCATGCCGATCGTAATTGTCAGCGCGGATAAAGACTTGCTGCAATTGGTGAATAACCTTATCAGCGTGAAGTCACCGATTACGGGCAACATCATGACGCCGGACGGCGTCAAAGAAAAGTTTGGCGTGATGCCGCATCAGATCCGCGATTACCTGACGCTGGTCGGGGATGCGTCAGACGGCGTCGTCGGCGTCAAGAGCATTGGACCGAAGAGCGCCGCACGTCTCCTCAATGCTTTCGGGGACATCGACACCTTATACGCGAATATCGGCACGGCTGAGAACGCCGAGATCATCAAATCCGCGCAACGCGCAGCCTTGGAAGCTTTCTATCCCCGCCTGCCGACGGTGCGTGCATTGTTGTCCCTGCGCACGGATGCGCCGATTGACTTTGCCGCCGTGCTGAAAGAACGCCATACCACTGATAGCGAGGATGAGATTATGCAGGACATCGAAGAAGCGATGCCGACGATTACGCCAGAGGAGCAAGCAGCATTTGTCGAACAGGCATCAACCGTCAAGCCAGAACAGCCGCGCATGTCGCTCGTGCCGATGAATGGCGATTATGAACGCCAGCTCGAGCCGCAGAGCATGAATCAAGCCGTTCAACTGGCGCAATTGCTGTTCAAGGCTCGCCTCTTCGGCGCCTATGGCACGCCGGAAGCTGTGCTGTCGACGGTGCTCTCCGGCCGCGAATTGGGCCTCTCCGCGATGGCCAGTCTGCGCGCGTTCCATATCGTCGAAGGCAAGCCCACGATGGCGGCTGATGCCCTCCGCGCGCTCGTCCTGAAGTCAGGTAAGGCGAAGTCGTTCAGGTGCACCGAACGTACGGCGACGGCGGCGACGTTCAGCACGCAGCGCCAGGACGAAGAACCGATGACGCTGCGGTATACCATCGAAGAGGCACAAGCGGCGGGCCTTGTGAAGAACGGCAGCGGCTGGACGAAGAATCCATCGGACATGTTAGTTGCCCGTGCGTCTTCTAAACTCGCCAGACTTGTTTACCCTGATGTCGTGGCCGGTTTATATTCCCCTGAGGAGTTCTGATGACCGCCTATGAATTGGAAGCCATCGGATTCCTGAAGCGCATTGACGCCACGCTGGCGGAACTACTGGCGCTATCGAAGTCGAAGCGTGCTGGTACACCAATGCCTGCCGCGGCGATTGACTTGGAAGGCCCCTACGGCGATCCGCTCATCAAGGCGAAGGACCCGCGCGACTGGAACGGGCCAAGTATGAGCGGTCGGCATCTGTCTGAATGCCCGCCGGAATATCTCGATCTGCTGGCGTCCAGGTATGACTACTTCGCCGGCAAGGAAGAGGACGAGAAGAAGAAGCGCTATGCCGTCATCGATGCCGCGAAGGCGCGGGCGTGGGCGGCACGGCTGCGCAGCGGGTATATGCCGAAGGCGCCTGAGCCGATGATTGATGAGGGGCAAATCAAGTGGTGACCGCCGACGCCCGCACCCGACGACTCCGAGAGCTACACGACACGATGGCCGAATATATCGAATGGTTCGTCCTGCAGTCCACCTGCCGGTGGCGGTGCTATGACAGCTTCACCTTCGAGGCCGCGACGACGGGACAATGCCCGGCCGGGACGCATGCCGAGCTCGGCACGGCCGACACGCCGGTCTGCGCGTTGAACCCATGAAGGGGATTCACCGATGACGATGGACGAAGGGATCAAGCGTTTCCAGTTGCGCGTGTCACGCACGAGGCAGCACGCGGGACGCTACTTAGAATCCAAGGGGAAGAGATTCCTGATCGATTTCGGGATTGAGAATTGCCTCGAAGTGTCTCGCATTCACTGGCGGACCCTTAAATTGAAACGGCGAAGGAAAACATGACCGCCGACGCCCGCACCCGACGACTCCGAGAGCTAGTGAAGCTCTGGCGCGACATCATCAAACAGCTTCTACTTGTAGACGCTCTTGACTATGCAGAAGGCATGGAACGGTGCGCTGAAGAACTTGAAGCTGAACTCGCGGCCGTGCTGGACACCGAGGGGGACCGACCGGAGCCAGTGTCCCCTTGGGATAGTCATGGACAAATTCGCTGGAAAGGGGACGCCAGCCCTGCGCGCCCTGACTTCGTGCGGATGTTTCTCTCAAAACTTCCCGACATGGCTTGCGCGGAAGTGCGACTCGAAGAGGACGGCGATGTTGGTTTCGATTGGGACCACTCAAAGCATCGGACGCTGACGGCTTCTGTGAGCACCACTGGCCGTGTCTCGTGGGCAGCATTGATTCACGATTGGAAAGCGTATGGGCATTTCGATATGCCAGATTGGCCGTCTGATTTCGCTGAGGCGTTGGAGCGAATCGACGTGGCAGAAGCGCTCCCTGATCCTCCGGTGCAGCCATGAAAACAGAACAGTGGTCGTGTGATCGATGTCAGCGTCCGTTGGATTCCCAGTTTAGCGTGGACCGCATCACCATTGAGATGCAGGGCGGCAACCCGACGAAGCGCGATCTGTGTCGTGCGTGTTGCAGTCGTATTCTTGAAGTCCTGCTGTCGCCTCCGGTGCAGCCATGAGCACAGGAGCACGACCGTGCTGATGCAACTGATGCGCGCCGGTCGGTGGAGTGACCTGCCCTCCGAGCGTAAGACGCTCTGGCTGATCGCCGTTGTCATCCTCGTCGGCACATCAGGCACCTATCTACACGCCGCCTCCGTTTCGGTCGGATGGTGGGATATGTGGTATGCCTTCTGGGAATGGCTGTATACCCTGTGACTCTCCTTCGTGCCTGGGCGTGGCCCCTTGCCTCGCTGCTCTTCCTGTTCGGATGTCTCGCTGGCCTGCATGGGCAAGATGCGACACCAGAAGATAAGTTGCGTCTGCAAGTTGTGTTGTTGCGTGGCGAGCTGGCTGAAGCCTTAAAGGCGCATGCGAAGTGTGAAGCTGAAGGTTCAGCCGCCACGAAGCAATTGCAGCAGGCGCAGACGGAAGGGCAGGCACTGATGAAGGCGCTCGAGGCGCGCGGCCTGACGGTTAATCAGCAGAATGAGATTGTCGCCAAGCCCGCGCCTTAAAAGCCGCGGCAGAGGACGTAGAGCTTATCGCCCGCGATGTAGTTGCCATCGATCTCAACCGCTGTCGTCGTGGTGGCCACGTTCAGCATATACGCCGCTCCGCCCGTTTGGGCCGAGACTGTGCAGACCGGCGCAGATGGATAGGTCCCGCCGAAATTCGCAAAGCCGGTCCCCGCAGGTCCGGCCCCAACCGTGATGACGAAGGCATAATTCCGGCCGATAATCGAGCGCCCAGCAACGCCGAAGCCCCCGCCGATTGTCGGTGTGCCCGTCGCATCAGTCAGATTCGCGCCCCCCATGGCGACATTGCCAGCCGTGCTGACGCTCAGCATAGACGTGCCCGCCACGCCAGGCGATCGCCCGGTCCAGTAATTGAAATTGCCCGACCCATCGACGCCCACGCCGCTGTTGTAGCTGGCATTGTCCGAAAAATGGATGATGGACGCGCGGCCCACGCTGGCGCTGACCAACTGCGCCACAATGCCAGAGGTCGCGCTATCGGACCCAAAGAGCACCAGCGGCACGGATGACGTATTCCCGCTCACGGCTTGCGGTGCGGTCGTAAACGTATTGGCCGAGCCGAGAACGGCAATGCCGGTCAGCGCCGCGCCCGAGCCGTTAAACAGTGTGGCCGCCATCGTGCCGGCGACCGTCACGGTGGTGCCCGCTTCGGTCATGATGCTGTCAGAGAGCGACGTCGCCGAGGTGAATTTCGAAATCTTCCCCGTCGTGCCACTGACGGAGGAGCCCGACGCCAAGCCGATGCCGTTGAAGAACAGCGAACCGCCAATGGAATACAGCTTATTGGTCGTCACGCCCGGCACGCCAGGCGGCAGGACGACAGCCGCAGCGGTAATGGCGCTTCCGGCGGTGGGCGTGGTGCTGCCGATCGGACACCCGACACAGATGGACGTGGGCGCCTGTGACGTGGTCGTCAGCGTCGTAAAGGCGCCTGGGCGTGGTTGCGCAGAGGCAGAGGCGGCGACGAGCAACACGCAGAGGGTCAGGAAGATTTTCATTTAGACGGGCACTTTCACGAGCTGAATGGCCCAGGCAAAGCCCGAGCCCGTATCGACTTTCGCTTTAATCCCGTAATTCTTGACGGCCCCGCCCGCCGCGAAGGCAATGGGACCGCTGGCGATGACGTTGCCCGCCGCATTGGAGCCCGACATTTCCACGATTGGCGTATCCGGCGCCCCATCCGTCAGATTCACCAGGGCGACCGTCACGATCGCGGTGCCAAGGGTGCTGAGCGCCATGCCTTGCAACTTATAGGTGCCAGGCGCGAGATTGGCGCTATCGAGCGGATAGATCGCCGTGCCCGCGTGGCAACTGGCGAAGGTCGGCCCGAGCGGGTAGCCGGTCGTAATGGGCGATGTCGGATCGCCCGCGAAGTTGAAGACGTCATACACACCAGATTGCGTCAGGCCGACAGAGCCGACCGGGTCGGTGGAATCAATGACCACGCCCAGGGCATCCGTCAGGATGAATTTATAGGACTGTGCGGCGAGGTAAATCTTGTAGCGCCCGCCGCTGGACAGGACGATTGGGTTGGCGTTGGGGACAAGCAGATCGGCATCCGTCCATGTCGTCGCGGGCGTTGAGGTGCCAGCCGCATACGTCCAGAGGAAGCCGCCATCCAGCGGAAAGCCGTTATCGTCCAGCGCTTGCGGGAAGGCATACGGCGCTAAAGTGCCCAGACTCATGTCACCACGTCGCTTTCGGAATCTCCGGCCCGACTTTCGGCGCAGAGAATTTCACATCGCCCACGCCTTGCCAGATGGACGGGCCACCGGCTGAAAGACGGCGGATTAATTCGCCAATCGCATGGGGATTGCGCGGCACTGTAAATGTGCCGTCACCGGGAATCTGCACGCGCAACATGCCCGCCCCATTTTCCTGCCCCACGGCTTGCGCAACTTTAGCGGTCGCTTCCCGCGCGATTTGGCCCGGCGTTTTTTCATCCATGCGCCCTTCAAGGCTGATGTCCGCATGCGTTGATTCGGCCGCCACGCGCTTTCCTTGCGCCGTTGTATAGGCTGGAGAGTCATCCAACCAGTTGATTTTGCCGTATTTATCAACAGCGGCCACTGGTTGACCATCCATCATCACGCGCCCATAGCCATAGGTTTTCCCGGCATTTGGACTAAATTCAATAGTGCTGAACTTTGCAGCTTGCTGGGCATTGGCGAGTTCTTCTGTTAGGGCACTGATGACGCGCCCCTGCACGTCCTTTCCTGTCTTCGCCCCCGCCACGTCGATCACCCGTTCCGCTGCGGCGGCTGGCGTGTCGGCCGCGGCTGGAGGGGCATCCACAACGGTGGCTTTAGCCTTCACAGCACGCTTCGGCTTTGCGGCAGGCGCTGAGGCGGGCTCCGGAGTCGGCGTTGGTTCTGGGGGCGCTGGGGCCGGTTCCGGTGCTGGCGTTGGGGCCACTGGTGGCGGTTCTGGGGCGACGGGCTGCGCAAGTGTCGCTTGTGGTGCCTGAGCTGATTCGCCCCCATATTTCGGCATCAGCGACTTTTGGCCCCGACGGGCTCGCGCGGCCATGTCGGCGTTCATCTCGGCTTCTGAAGGCGTCCCGAGGCGCTTGGCGAGCTCGGCGGCCGGATTCGCGGGCGCAGGCGGGCGATTGCCTAGCACCGTCTTCAGCGCCTCATCCGGGGCCACGCCGCGCTTAATGAGCATGGCCGCGTTGTTCACTTCCGCCGCCTGCGGGGCCACCTTGGCCGTATCGAAGGCGTTCAGCGCCGCCTTGAAGGCATCCGGCGTTGATATGGGCGCTGTTGCCACGGCTGCGGCCTCAGGAGCCGCCACGGCTGGCGACGTTGGCACAGGCGAGGCGACCGGCGCAGGCGTAGGGGCTTGGGCCTGTGGCGCGGCGGGCGCTTCTGGAGCCATCTGGGGCGTCCCGAAGGCATTCGCGCGGGCGGCTTTTGCGGCTTGGGCCGATTCGGTGATATCCACGGCTGACGGTGCGGCCGTTGCCGCTTCTGGAGGGACGGACGGTCCCTTTCCACGCTGATACCCGGACACCATCAACGCGATCGGAATCGCCGCCGCGGAGGGAAAATGCATGGCCTCAAGCGCCTGCTTCGTAAGTTCGTATTTCACGGCCGGCACAACCGTGAGCGCCGCCACCCCACGCATCACGGCAGGGACGCCACCCTGTTTCGCAAGGTTGACCAATCCCGTCACCGCTTCCGCGCCCATGGCCACGCCACCACCCACGGCGGCCCCTGTGCGCGTGGAGGCATCGCGCGGGTTCGATTCCTCGCCAGTCAACCGGCCGGGGTCTACGGCTCCGGTGGCTTCAAGGATACGGTTGACGCCTGTGACGTCCCCGGCGCCTCTGATTGCTGGCCCTGCCGCGGAGAGCATCCGTTCGCCAAAACCAGCAGGAGCCGCGCTGATCTTGGCTTCTGGATGCGCCCCAGCTACGCTCGATGACGGCAGATCGTCATATGTGCCTGGATATTTCGCCTTGACCTTGGCTTCCAATTCGATATCCGACAAGTCGGTATAGGCGTCTGGATATTTAGCGCGCACCATTGCGGCGAGCGTATCCGGCATCAGCGAATCCCCATCGGGTCTTTCGGATTCGTTGTGGTCGATCCGCCCGGTGGCGTGGCGATGCGCTGCTGAATGGCCTTGATTTGATCATCGAGCGCCGTGCGCCGATTGCCCGCATCCGTTTTCAAGACCTTCGCCACTTCGATAATTTGCTTGAGCGTGGCATTCGGTCCCAGCACGTCTTGCACTTCTTTTCGCGCATTATCGGTCAACTGTCCCGATAGGGATGGATTACTGAGAATCTTCGCAAATTCAGGAATAACTACTTGCCGCGCCGTGTTATAGGCCGCCATTTCTGGACTGCCCAGCAAGCTCCCCGAGAGTTCGCGAAGGGGTTTATTGATCAGGGGCGAGCCGGTATCGACAATCTTCTGCGCCGTGCCCATAAACTGATCCAGATTCTTTAACGCGGTCGATTCAAACGAGCCCACGGCATCGCGTTGCTTCTGCATGGCGGTCAGGGATGTTTGATTCGCCTTATAGGCCGCCACTTGCGAGGGGAGATCAAGATTCTTATACGTCTCGGCGGCGGCATTGATAATATCCGCGCGCACCTTCGCGCCTGACTTGCCAATGCCCATTGGTGGCAATTGCCCCGTCATGGCGAACTGTTTCGCGGCCAGCGCCTTCGCATCCGGCGTGAGTGTCGGGGCGACATCTTCCTGTGACAGTCGCTGCGCTTCAAGCTTTAGCCGCTCTGCCCCTTGCTTCGCGGCCACTTGGCGTGCGGCCTCTTCCGCCTGCTGATTGGCCGTCATGCCCATTGGCGACGTGCCCGCTAGGACGAGCTGAGCAGACTTCGCTTTGGCCTCTTGTTCTGGCTGTTCGGCCGTCTGCTTCGAGGCGGCGGGATTGGCGGCAATCAGGGCCGATGTCATCTGGGCAATCGACTGTGGCCCCTGCTGCCGCACGAGATCCCGATAAGTATCCGGCTGTTTGGAATCTGGGAACGCATCCTGATGAATCTTCATCGCCAGCTCAAAGGCCGTCGGCGTATCGCCTGCCGCCTTGATGCTGCGCGCCATATTAGCCAAATAGGCTTGCTGCCCTTGCTGCGCTTCTGCGTTGGCCCGCTGCGCGGTTGCAGCTTTATCGGCTAAATCAGCAGCATTCTTCTTCGCTTCATCCACCATCTTCGACGCCGCTTCGTAATGCTCCGGCGCATGGATCTTGACTTGGCCGAGGAAGTTATCGACCGTCACATCAGGGTTGCCAATCACCTGATAAAAGCGGGCATTAGCTTCGTCCTGCTGCTGCTTATCTTTTAGTTGCTGCTGCCGCAGTTGCTCTTCCGCCTGCCCTGATCGCACTTCCTGCTGCTGCCGCTGCAAGCCGCCAATCTGCGCCAGCGTCTGAAAGGGCGTATTAAAGCCCGGCGAGGGCGGTTGCTGATAGATCGAGGTATCGATCGGCATTTACTGATACATTGCGGGCGGTTCGCCCGGTTGCTGGGCATTGCCGGCTGGCGTCCAACTCGCCTGCCCCGTCTGTGGTTGATTGGGATTGATAAAGCCCGCGCCCCCTGTCTGCGGCTGCCCGAGTTGCCCGAGCGCCCACAACTGCGAGCCAGTGTTCACAGCGCCACCGAGCGCATTACTCCAATTCGTCCCCTGTTGCTGAGAGCCAGCCGCCTGCGCGTTGCCGATGCCCTCATAGGCATTCGTCGCCTGATTGCCGTAGTTCTGCCCGGCTTGCGCCATCTGCCCATTCGCCGCCAGCCCGAGTTGCGCGAGCGAGTAATTCTGGTTATAGGCCTGCTGATTCGCGCCCTGATTCAACTGGAACGTATTCGCCGCCTGCCCGTAGTTCTGGGCATTCTGATTCAGCCCGTAATTCGCATAGCCCAGCCCAAGTTGCCCCTGTCCGAGTGCGAGCGAATTCGCGCCCTGCTGATAGCCCAACCCCAATTGCCCTTGCCCCAGCGCGTTTGAGACGTTGGCCTGATACGCATTTAAGCCCGTTTGCGCGTTGAGCCCATAGGCTGACGCCGCATTGGCCTGATTCGCCTGCTGCGTGTTGAAGTTCATGCCCGCGTTGAACTGGCCGGCATTGAGGCCCGCAGACTGATTGGCCAACTGCCCCTGGAGGTTCTGCCCGGCGTTGAACTGCCCGGCCTGCATCTGGTTGCCGACATTCGCGCTTTGCGCTTGGAGATTCGCGCCCTGATTCGCCAAGGCCGCCTGCTGCTGATACTGATTCGTCAGCCCATACGCCTGCGCGAGATTCCCCTGATTCGCTTGGTTGTAGTTCAGGGTATTCGTCGTGTTCGTCTGATAGCCTTGCAGGGCATTGTTGTAAACCTGCTGATATTGCTGGCCGGCCAGATTCGCCGCTTGGTCCTGCAGCGCCTTCCACGTATTGCTGCCGCGCGCCACGCCGGCCGCAGCCCCGGAGTTAACCAGTTGCTGCATGGCCTGCTGCTGCGCATATTGAAACTGCGGATTATTCTGGAGGTCCGCTTGTGTCGGCGCTTGGAAGCCGGAGGGGTTCGCCAGCGTCTGCGCTTGCAGCGCCTGCGGCCCTTGCACCTGTTGCGGCGTAATCGTCCCCGGCGCGGCCGTTGGCTGCGGTGTGATCTGCTGCGGTGTCACATTGCCGGGCTGCTGGATCTGCTGCGGCGTATAGGCGCCCGGCGCTTGATACGGCCCCTGCTGCTGGGCATTCTGGAAGTTCTGCCCAGCCTGCGGAACGGTGGGGTTCGCAATGGTGCCCGTGCCGCCACCCGCGCCTTTGCCGCCGGTATCCGGTCCTTGCCCGGCAAGGTCGGACCCGAGGCGCCCCGTGATATAGGACCAGTCCCCGTTGGCGTTGTTCAGCGCCTGCCCTTGCCAGTATTGCCAATCGCCTAGGCCCGACCCGCTGCCGCCCGGCGTAATGCCGTATTGCTGATAGAGTTGCGCGAGGTGCGGATCGATGCCAGCCGGCATCTGGCCCCCGGCCTGCTGCCCGCCACCAGTCTGCTGCGTCAACCAATCGGGCGCGCCGCCCTGATATTGCTGCGTCATGCTGCCGTCAGCGTTCTTCGTGAAGTATTGCCCGCCAGACGAATACACGGGCACGCCATCAGGCGCCGTGGCGACCTGTGCCATTCCTTGCGGCTGGCCCTGCTGATTGACGCCCGCGACTTGCTGATCGAACCAGTCGGCCACGTTAGCCCATCACTTTCGCGCCGCGCTGCATCGCTTCTTGCACCCGTGCGCGAGGAAAGCCCTGAATCGTCCGCCCATCCGGCGTCTGAATCGTCACGGTATCGCCCTGCCCGCCCGGCGTCGGCATGCCCGGCATGGGCTGCCCCGGCGGCTGGCCGAGCGCCCCCATCGACGGCATTTGCTGCGACGGCATTTGCGGCAGGTTGGGCTTCGGCACACCCTGCTGGTAGTTCTGCGGATTGAACTGGTTGGCCGGCTGCGCGGCCATCTGGCCAAGGCGCCCGAGCGTCATCTGTCCGGCCTGCTGATAGGGCGCCGCCGCCTGCTGCTGATTGCCATACACCTGTTGCTGGACGGCCAGCGCCTTATTGGCGGCTGCAGTCTGGGCATCAACCGCCTTGCCCGTCTGGTGTCCTTTAATGGCCGCTTCAGCCACGCCAGCGCCCGCTGAGGCCGCCGTGAGCCCGATAATCGCTGCCGTCGTTAATGCGCTCATAGCTTCACCTGATAGGCCGTTTCGACAGCCTGATACCCCAGCGCCTCATACATCGCCCCGACGCGCGGATTATCCGAGGGGGCAATCATCTGCAACGACTGCGCGCCATACGCCTTCGCCCACTTCTCCGCCCGTCGCAGCAGCCAGCCCCCAGCGCCGCGGTCCTGCGGATTGAGCCACCAAAAGAGTTCGCCCGCCACAACCTTACCGCTCATCGGATGGACATAGCCGAGCACGCCAATCGTGCCCATGATGACGCCGTCGCGTTCAGCCACGAAGATCGCCGCATCGCACCGATTCATCAGGCTATTGAGGAACCGCATCAACGCCTCTGCGCTTTCTCCGATGTATTCCCGGTATTTGGTCGAGGTCACGAACTGGCGCAGGAGGGCGACGATCTCAGGCACATCAGTGTCGCTGGCCTGTCGATAGGTAATCGCGCTCCGCACGGCCGCCGCGAGCGTCGTCATTTGCCGATCACCGTCCAATTGCTGCCATTCCACCAACAGAGCACCGTTGAGGCCCCGCCCCCGGCGACCACCGCGCCCAATGCGGCCACCGTCGAATCCGTCACGACGGCGATCGTGCCGATCACCGGAATCGGCAGCGCGGCGAACTTCACGGGGACCGACACGCCCGGTATCTGATTCACGGCGGCCCGCAGCCCCGTGAACCACTGCCCCCACGGATAACTGAGGAGATGGCCTTCCAGCGGCGCCGTCAGTTGCGGAAACGGCGTAATCATGATGGCCCGACGCTCACATCAATCAAGGCATCCACCCAGCGCGACGGCACGGGGTCCGTATCAATGAAGCGATCGACGCGGTTGCGCGCCTGCCCGCATTGCGTCCAGCGCACACGCGTATCAAAGGCGCCAATTGGCCCGCTTGAGGCCCACTGTTCGTTGCCCCACGTCTGGCCGCCATCCTTCGAGGTCTGCCGCATGATCTGCGGGTCCGAGCCCTGCCCGCGCTGCACGCCTTGGCCCACGTCCATCACAAGCTGGATCGCATGCGTCGTGAACCGCTTCTGGTCAAACGACAAGCGCGGCGGCTGACGCAGGCGGCGAATCGCGGCGCCGTCCACGTCGGTAAACAGATCCGTGCCCATCCGGTAGATCGCCCCCGTCAAGCGGTCCTGCACGAGATTCCGATCGGGATGCGCAAAGAACATCGGCCGATAGGCCAGCCATTGCGCTTGCCGCGTATCCCAATACAGCCGCTCATGCCAGAGGCTCGTGGCCTGGTCAAACACCCAGGTCCGTTCGGCGCTGGGGAATGTCAGCACATAGAAGGTGTGGCCATTCTCCTGATAACTGAACGCCACGGCATCCGAGAGATCGCCATACGTGGCAATCGAGGCTTCCACGGCATGCGTGCTGATGCGGCTGGGCGTATACCCAGAGGCCGATACCACCTGCCCATGCCCTTGCTCATTGTGCGAGAGCCAGATCAGCGACTTATCCAGCCGCGCGCCCGAAAACGCGGCGGCCGTGCCCGTCTGCATAAACGCCTCTTGAATCGAGGCGAAGGGAAACGGCGCCGTCCCAGCGTCATACCAGACTTCTGAGGTGTGATCCCCAAGCAGATAGATCAGGCGATTGACGACATACAGGGACCGCCACGGATCGCTGCCATCCGTGCGCTGCTGGATGTTCCCCAGGTCGATACTCAGGAAATTCTCGAACGCCGTCACTTGCAGGGTAGAAGAGGTGGCATCGAGAATGACGCCAAACCCATCCAGAAAGCCGCACATCGTGGCGCCGAGCACCGTGGGCGTCGTGAAGGCGTTTGTCGTGAGGTCCAGCACGTAAAACTGATTGCCGCTCGTCAGGCCCAACTGATTCCCAGCATCCCCGTTGGACATGAACGTCACGGGCGAAGCGTTGCGCTCGATGACGCCGCGCGACACGGCGGTATTGCCGACGAGCTCATAGAGCGTAAAGCCCGTGACGAAGAAGGTCCGCTCGCCCAATGAAAACATCCCGCCGCCGAAATTGGCCGTGGGGGCCACAATCAATTCAAAGCCGGGACACTGGAGCAGCGCCCCCGGCGTCGGCGCCGTCTGTGATTCGTTCAGCTCGACGTAGCGATTGATCAGGCGTTCGGCATCGGCCATATACGATTGGCTTTGATACGACGGGCCGAGGAAGCCGGGATACTGGGGCATTTACGACAGGCCGAGACTCACGGTTAGCGCGGACGCGGGGGCACTGGAGCCAGCCGCCGTTGTGGTCGCCGCCATCCACAGGCCATCCTTGAAGTAGAGCCCGCCACCATCCTGCACGCCGAGTGTCTTGCTCGCCAGCGTGGCGAGGCCGACCTGATATTTCGGCACGGTCGTGCCCACGGTCGGCGCGATCGCCGTATCGTAAAAGCTGACATACGAGGCCGCGGCAGCCGCGTTATAGATGTCGTAATCGAAGATCTTGCACGGGCCGCTGACAAAGATGGCCGTAGCCAGCAAGCCGGACGTGCCATTGACGAGGACGGGACTGGCCATCGCTGCTCCTTATCGGTTCGAGGTCGTCGTATTGCCCGTGAGGTAATTCCAGCCCGCGCCCAGACCCGGCACGAGGGCCGGATCAATCGACATCGCCCCAGGGTCAACGTTCGGCTTCTTCATGTTTTCAAAGGCCGCGCTGGCCATCCGTGGCAACAGGGGCGGAATCTGCACGCCAAAGGGACTACAGAACCGCAAGGCGAGCTGATACAGGAAGGCATCCTGATAGCCCGGCGGCCCTTGCAGAATGCTATCGAGGCTGGCCGGGACACCCACGGCTTGCGGCGTATAGAGCACAATCGACAGGCTCTGCGGCTGCGGCCACAGGAACAGCGTGCCGTGGCTGTCCGCCAGATTGGTCTGATAAAAGCTCTGGGTCGGCAGTGCAGACGGCAAGCCCTTAATGGACAGCGAGGAAAAGGCGTCCTCATCCATCATCCCGATCGGCACTTCAATGGCCGGCGACGAGCCGGGAATGATGAAGCTGATCGCGTTGATCCACATCGGCCGGTCAATGTTCACCGTCTGCCCGATGCCAACCAGCACGCTGGACGTTGAGGCTGGCCAGACGAACGTGGTCTGCAACTGTAGGGACAGCGTCAGCCGATCCGCCGCCCAGGTGTCAATCATCGTCTGCACGCGCCGCAGGCCGAGGGCAATCTGCCCCGCGTTGGCCTGTTCCCCCGGCTCGAGCACGCCGATCTCCACCAGCGCATCGGTGATCAGCGACCGGACGGTATACGCCAGCGCGAAGACGCCTGAGGCTGGGGTTGCCGCGGCCGTGGTGGCCACCTGAATCGAGGCCGACACGGCGCCGAGGCCCGTAAACGTAAAGGCGATGAGAGCGCCGTTCGTCTCAGCCTGCGAAGGCCGATAGGTGTAATAGCCGTGCCCTTCTGCTGTGCAGATCCCCGCCCCGACTGAGCCAATGGCCTGAACGCCCCCGTCAACTGTGACGTAGACCGTGACGACGCCGACGTAATCGAGGCCCGTTGAGGCATCGACCATCTGCGCGCCAATGACCTGATTCGGCTGGTTAATGACCATGAGAAGTCGCGCCTAGTCTACACCCTCAGTGTGTTTCCGGCTGGGTTCGGGTCGGGCCGAGCAACTGATTACTATCCGCCGCCCATTCAGGCTTAAACCGCTGCACGAGCAAGATTGAGACGCTGGGTTCCCGCACGTTGCGGGCCTGTGCCGACTGGGGCACTGGTTTGGGGTTTGGCCAGTCTAGCGGGCGCACGGGGCGCGCAATCGGCAGCGTCAGCAGGCCCAGGTCGTTGATGGTATGACTGCCCTGCTGCGATTTCGCCGCCTGCGGGTTCGGCCAATCGGTCTGATGCGTCGGCAAGCCGACCGGCGGCGGCAGGAACGCATTGCGCCCCTGTGGGTCATTCACCTTCGCCAGTTGGATCGTCGCCGGGTTGAGCCAGTCGCGCTGGCGGAAGGGCGGCGCAATCGCGGTGACGGGCAAGCCCAGCCGACTCGGCACCTGATCGGCCACCAAGGATGGCAGCTTCGGCGCTTTCGGCCAGTCAAACTGAATGAACGCAGGACTCGTCTGGTCCTGCATGTAGTAAAACAGGTGCGTCTCGGGCTTCAGCGTCGGGCGAGCCGGCAGCGGGAAGTCTTGATTGATGAACGGCTGCCCAGGCGGCGGCAAGGGCAGCATGATCCGGTTGTAAACGGGATCAATGACCATCTGCCGCAGCGGCACCGCTGGTGTGGGCCAGAGCGTTTGACTAAACGGCAGCACCTTTGAGGGCGGTTGCGGCCGATGATGCCAGACGCTCAGCGCCGGCAGACGTGGCGGCGGATCGATGTCAGGGCCGATAAAGGGCAACGCGGCGGCGAGCGGGAGACGTACGTTGAAGTTGGGTTGCGACTGTGCACTAGTGGCGGCCGTCGTCGAGAGCGCCGCAATCGCCGTGATCAACGGCGCGCGGAAGATCGTCGCCATCTACATCACACTCGCCGCCCAGAGGTCATTAGGCGCGGGACCGACCACAAATTCATACGCGCCGATATCGAAGGCAGACCCTTGCGGGCGCGTCACGCCGAGAATATCGGTCGTATAGGCGTTCGTCGTCCCTGCATCAATCGCGGGACTGCCCACCGTTAATTGATAATTGAAGGTCGATGGACTGACGAAGACCGGATTGACTCCGACCAGATTCGTCGTCAACGTCGAGGAGCCATCATCTTGCAGATTGAGTGGCGTATTCGCGTAGGCAATATTGTTTTCGATAATGGTCCCAGACGTCCCAGGCATGACGTGAATGCCATTCACGGTCGTATTATTTGTGACTGTGTTCTGATAGACCAGGGTATTACTCCCGGCGCCACTGGCGATTAAGATCCCGCCGTTGGTGCCGTCATTCAACCCCGTAATGTTATAGACGACGTTGTTATAGACCTGTTTCGCGGTGCCAGGGCCGATATAGATCCCTTGGACAAAGTCGCCACCATTGACCGTGCGCGACAAATCATGCACGACATTATTGCGCACGATGTTGTTGTTCGTCGTCAGCGAATTAAAGTCGATAATACCCGCGTAACTCGCATCATAGACATTGTTGTTGCTGATCAGATTGTCTGACGTCGCGATATAGAGGGCAGGCGAGAAATCACCCGCATCGCCGCAGCCATGCACCGTGAGGTTGAGATATTCGCAACTACCCGTGAGGCCCGCAATCTCTGACGTGCATTGAAAGGCCGCAAAGGCGGAAAAGCCCTCATTGATCACGCCATTGGTCGGCCCGATCACTTCGGCATTCTGGAAGCGGATATGATGCGGATTCCCACTCGCCCACCCACGTAGATACACGCAGCCCGTCGTAATGCCTCGTGTGGCGTCGAGGTTGATGCCGAGAAATTGAATAAATTGCTGCGCGCCATCAAAGAAAATGACATAGGCGCCTGACGTCGGCGCCAGCCACACCGTCGTGCCCGTGGCCGCCTGAATCGTGGTCGGTGCGCCCCACGAACTGCCCGAGGGCACATTATCGCTAATGCCCTCCGCATACGTGCCCGCGCCGATGGTCAGCGTATCGCCACCAGCCAGCAGGGCGAGGCCCGCCGTGATGGTCAGTTTGGCGAGCGCCGGCGACGTGCCATTGTTGGCATCATTGCCTGTCGTCGCGACATAGAAGGTCGCCATTACATCACCGTAAACTGAATGCCATTGGACGGCACGCCGCCGACCGTGACGCGCACTTGTCCAGTCGTGGCGCCAGCCGGGATGGTGACGCTAATCTGCGTATCTGACCAGCCCGTCGCGGGCTGAGAGAGCGGATGCGGATCCGTGTACGGCGTATAGCTAGGCATCGCCGTGCTGGGACTCGTAAAATAATCACGGCCAGAAACGACCCTCGTGGCCGTCGGCGCATTAAAGGCCGTCCAAGTCAGTTGGTTGCCGTTGATCGTATTGTTCCAGAAATATGCTGGAACACTGCTTTGGCTGTGCGTCGGATAGGGCGGTGGAAAGCCATTAAACGGCGTGGGATCCGTGGACCGTCCCATTTGGTCAATGCAGGGCCAGCCGGTCGCGTCCTGATTGCCATCAAAGGGCGAGAGGCCATTGCAGAGGCCAAACGAATTGGGTCCATCATCAACATACGCGCGTTGATAGGCCAATGTGCCCGTATTGCCCCCAAACGTGCCCGTCCACGTATTGTTGAAAATGACACCCGTGCCCCCGTTGATGATGGCGACCGAGCTCACCGTGAGGGCGGATTGGGTGAAGGTATTGTTATAGATTTCCCACTTGCGACAGCCCCGAAAATAGCCGCGCGGCGTATGCGCTTCAGGATAGGTATCATGGACGATGTTATCGCGGAAGACATATTCGCCCGATTCCTGACAATCGATGACATTGCCAAAACTCAGGGCTGTGAATGTATTGTGTTCGGCATAGACCGCATTCGGCCCTCCAAGCCCTAATGGTTCGGACCACAATGTCGCACCATTCTGTTCTGCGAGATCACCAGAGGCCCACCGTTCGACCAGCACCCGTTGATCCGTGAATTGATTCTGATCGATTAAACCATTGAGAGGCGCCGTGCCTCCATTGATCCCGGTAATATTCGTATTATTGGCCCAGACCCCCGAACCATATACGGCGTAATTGAGTTGATTACAGGTCAATGCATTGTGATGAATGCGCCAGCCCGCGCCATACGTGCGGATTTGGCCACAGATGATCGTAAAGCCAGAGATATCGCCGCCAAACCGGCCGGTAAAGATGGTGGAATTCGAGCCACCGCCTAATGCCGTGGCATCGATCACCGTCTGTCCAATGCCCGCTCCGCGTAACTGGATGGTGCGGGTTGGCGAGGTCGTGAAGACGACCTGCCCGGCGGTCCAGACACAGGTGGGGCCGGCTGGCACCGTGACGACCGTCGCCGTGCCGGTTAGCGCCGTATTGACCGCCGCTTGAATATCTGCGGCCGAGCAGGATGCCGCAGGCACCGTTAAGGGCGACGTCCCAGACACCATAGCAACAACGCCATTCACCGTGACGGTGCTCGTCCCTTGCGTGGCCCCGAAGCCTGAGCCCGTTAAGACCAGCGTCGATCCGATGGCGCCGCTAGTCGGATTCAGGCTCGTCAACACCGGCCCGGTTGTGGTGACGGTAAACGTGATGCCATTACTACTGACGCCTAGCACAAGAATGGTCACCGGACCCGTCGTCGCCCCTGTCGGCACAGCTGTCGTCACTGACGTCGCGGACCATGCGGAATAGGTCGTCGCGGGCACACCATTAAAGAACACGAGGCTCGAATTCTGCACGGCCCCGAAATTGGTGCCGGTGAGCGTCACAGGCGTGCCGACAGGGCCTGACGTGGTATTGAGACTCGTCAGCACGGGCTGCACCGTCACGACAAACGTGAGATTGTTCGATGTCTGCCCGAGGACGACGACATGCACCGGCCCGGCGCCAGCGACCACGACAGGCACCGTCGTGACAATGGACGTCGTACTCCAACTGGTTGGCGTCGCGATCGCGCCATTAAATGTCACGACAGACGTGCCTTGCGTGGCACCGAAATTGGTCCCGGTCAGGGTGACCGGGGTACCCGGCGGGCCGGTGATGACACTCAGGCTCGTGAGCGTGGGCGGCGGTGAAGGGATAACCGTAAACGGTAACCCGACCGTCGACACGCCGCCGCGCACGACCAGGACCGGCCCTGTCGTCCCAGCTGGCGGCACTAGCGCCGTAATGGAGGTGTTCGACCAGGCGATCGTCACCGCAGGGGCGCCGTTAAAGGTGACGAGGCTATTTTCCTGTGCCGAGCCGAAATTGGTGCCCGTGAGGACCACCGAACTGCCCACCAAGCCGGAGGTCGGCGCAATGGTGTTGAGCGCCGGCACGTCCGGGCGGACGATGACCTGTTTCGGTGTGGCCGGTGCTGCCTGCGCTCCCGCCAAGGCCAGCAGCGCCAGCACCGCGGCGAGGCGCATGGGGGTCATATCTTACCTAAAATGGTTCATACAAAATGTGGGCGCTCATGGCGCCAGACGTGCCCGTGTCGTTCTTCGCGGAGAGCGACATCTCGCCCAAACTGGCCGTATTCCCCAGCCCGACCGGCCGCGCCTGCGTGTTGCTGTAGTTCAACCTGACGATCCCTCCGAAGGCGTTGTAAGACGGCGTCAGGAGGTAGCCCTGCGTCAGCCGCTGCGGGCCGGTGCTCGCCGCCGTGAAGGGCACGACAACGACCGACAACGTATTCGCAGAGCCATCGAGCGCGCGATCCGCCGCTGGGGCCGCGAGCGCGGTCGGCGTGATGGCAATCGTGGAGTGCAGGGCCAGCACCATGTCATTGATAGACGAGGCCGAGGCCTGCCCGCCCATATAGAGTTCTTCAATGGCCCAGCGCTGCGTGCCGCTGCCGCCCTTCAGCGCCATATAGGTGGCGTTGGCCATTGTGCTGGTATCGGCCGTGTTCGTCGGCGTGAATGTGGTGAAGGTGAAAGAACGCAGAGCCATTAGAGCGATCTCCTTTTCTCGAGCACGAGGTCCAATTTGCCATCTCCGCAGGCGTCAATGAGTTCTTGCACCGTGAAACAGGCGTTGGTGGCGTGGTAAGTCGCTTCGCAGGCGCGACAGATATACCGGGCGCACTTCGGGCATCGGCCCAAGGGCACCGTGCGATTGGGATTGAGGATGACGTTGCGCTGGCAGTGATTGCAGACGTGCAAGGCGGATTCAAACGTGCGGCCCTCTGGCACCTCCGGCGTGCCAGGGGAATTCCGATGGTCAATGAGAATGACGCCTTCGTAGGACCGTTGGGAATGGATGGGCATCAGGCGATCCGCTGCTTCGGCGGGATGATGATGTTCGGCACGGTCGCGACTTGCATCGTCACGGCGATGGCATTCAGGCCGGTAAACGTAAACGCCACGAGGGTGTAGTTCGTTTCGGCCGCCGTGGGGAAGTAGTTATACAAGCCGTTGCCTTCCACCTGAATGGACCCGAGTCCCAGCGCCTGCGTGCCGCCATCGCCCGTGACGTAAACGGTCACGACGCCCGCAAAAGGAGAACCATTGCCGACGTCAAGCATTTCTGCGCCAATCACTTGACCAGCGACCCCTTTAACCATGAAAGCGCGTGTAGTGTAACACCTTAGTGCGTCTCCGGCTGGGACTTCGACGGCCCCAATAGTTGATTGCTATTCGCCGCCCATTCCGGCTTGAAATGCACGATCGCGCTGTCATTTCGCCGCGGCTTGACAGATTGCGCCGACCAACTCGGTTGCCATTGCAGGACGATCGTGCTCAGGTTCGCCCCACGTAGCGGCATGGCCGGCGGCGGCGCCGTGCCCGTCGGCAGCGTGGCGAGCATCGTCGGCGCGTGTTGAGCCGGCCAGACCTGTGCCCACTGACTGACCGCGACAATGACTTCTGTAACCGAGAGCGGCCCCGATGGCACCGGCTGGCTTGAACCGGGCTGAATGGCTGTCACCGGGCGCGATTGGGCCGCCCACGTCGTTGGCCAGGAGGCCACGAGAATGGGGAGGTCCGCAGCTGGGAGCGGCTCAATGACGGGCGGCGCCCCTTGGCCTTGCACCACGACCACCGGGCGAGCCTGAGCGGGCCATGTCGTTGGCCACGCACCAACCGACTCCGAGATTTCGGAGGCTGAGAGCGGCCCTTGCGGACTCGGCTGCGCCCCTGGTGAGGGCTGGATGAGCACGATCGGCCGGGACTGAGCCGCCCACTGCGTCGGCCACGAGCCCACGACGAGGGCGAGATTCGTCGGATTTATCGGCCCAATGGGCGTCGGCTGATTGACGACAGGCGCCACGAACCACGCCGCGAGCTTCGGCCCCGTCTGCGCCGGCCAATCCGTCTGCCAGAGCCGCTGGATCAGGAGTTCTGTCGGCGTCAGCGGCCCTTGCGGCGCTGGCTGATCGCCAGTTGAGGGCTGTTCCAGCGTCGTCAGCCGTTGCGGCAGGGTCCAATTGCGTGGCCACAACTGCCCGATGAGGACTTCGGTCGGCGTGAGCGGCCCGACGTTAATCGTCGGCGTCGTCGGCTGCGTGGCTGCGACGGCTTTTGACTGCGAGGACCAAGTGATCTGCCATGACAGAACAATTTGCGCCTGTTGCGAGACGAGGAGCGGATTCTGTCGAACCGGCTGATCGCCACTCGAGGGCTGCACGAGCAACGGCGCATGCTGCGAGGGCCAATCGGTCGGCCAACTACGCTGGATCGCGAGTTCTGTTGGCGTCAGCTGGCCGGTAATCGGTGGCTGATCGCCCGTCGTTTGAACCAGGGTGACCAGTTTTTGCGGCTGCGTCCAGCCGATGGGCCACGCCCCAATACTGCCCGGTGGCCGCGTGAATGGCACTTCCGTGGCAGAAGGTGGCGGAATGATCGCCGCATTGATGGGCGGCCGTTGGGCGGGCCAGTCCGTAGGCCACGATCGCACAATCGCGAGGTCGGTCGGACTGAGCGGGCCGGTAATGGGCGGCTGATCGGGGTTATCCGGCGCAATCGTCCATGTCGTGACGACTTCCAGATCGACCGTATCAATCCACGACCGAAGAATGCTGCCCGGCAGGGGCGCAAAGGGCACAAAGCCCGGCGGCACAAAGGGCGGCGGAATGATCGCCGCATTCCCCAGCGTCTTTTGGGCGGGCCAGTCCGTTTTCCACGACGATTGCAGACGGATAAAGCTTTCCGCTGGCGGCGGTTGCTGCCCATAGGTCAGGGTCAGCGGCGCGATCTTGTTCTGCTGATTATTCGGGGCTTGGAGACGCGGTTCCAGGGATGCCGGCCAGGAGGCCAGCACCGCCACCATCGCGACAACAGCCTGCACTTGCCGCAACGGCGGTTGACTTTCTCCGCTCTGCTGCTGCGTATGGGGAATCGGGAGCGTGCTGGCCGTGGACCCCTGCGAGGGCGGCGGCGGCGGATAGAAAAACGCCATGCTATTGCGTCAGAATGCCTACCATATACGTCTGATATGGCACTTGCGAGGTCGGCGCCGAGGGATTGTACGCCACGATCACCCCGCACTCATAGAGACTGACGGTCGTGACGGTCGTATCGATAATAAGGCCGATATCGGTGCCAATGCCCGCTGGATACGTCGTGGAACCCTTCACCTTGAAAAAGAGTGTCGGTGTGCCAGTCAGCGCGATATTGAAGGTCGATCCGCCGAGAACCATCTGAGCCGTTTCATTCACCAAAATCGCCTTCGACAATAGCCAACCGACATAGTCATAGAGCGTCAAGCCCGTCAAATCCACATCGCCGGCTGATCGCGTTTGGATATTGTATTCTTCGGTGACGGACGACCCGGCACCAGTCATCGCCCAGCCGTTCGTCTGACTCAGTGGCTGCTCGTTGACTTGCGGGCTATGGCCCGTGCCCACGCCTGACCCGCCCGATCCAATTTGCGTGGTAAATCCATTCGTGGTGCCGTTGCTGATCGGTCGCTTCGCCGTGACGCGAATGTCGCCAGGGTCCGTGAGGTCGGCACGATCATCCACATAGATATCGTCATACCAGGCCGTGAGAATCGAGGAATTCGCAAACGTGCCCGCCCACCGCTGAATCCCGATCTTTAGCGTGGCACTCGTGACCGCGCCCAATGTGCCATTAGCATTCGTCGCGCTGATTTCGAGCGATCCATTCAGATAGACTTTCGCTGACCAACTCGTCGTATTCGTGATGGTATAAGAGAGGGCCAGTCGGAACCAGGTATTGGCTGAGAGCGTGGTCGCCCCGGTCACAGTCGCCGCACTGCCATCACACGAAAATACTAACTTGCCACCCGTGCTCAGTCCGAGGCCCATCACGACATTGCCATCTGCCGCTTGCAAGGTGCTCCCGATCAACGTGGCCGTTGACGGCGCCACAGAACTGAGACGCACCCAGATGGAAATCGCCCGACCGGCGTCCGCGAGAATGCCATCGGGCGTTTCACAGAGCGCTTCGCCATTCGTCGCGGTGCTATTAGATTTGAGCGATCGTGTCCCCGTATGCGCCTGATCACTCGCAGAGGCAATCGTTCCATTTGACGTGAACGTCGTCGGGAAAAATGTCAGATCCTGCGTGGCGTCCGTGCCTGGCTCAAGGAATGTGGTCGCCATTTATGTGGCCATCGCACTGAAGTTGCGAAAGCCGAAATCATTCGCCGCGCCCAACGCCCCGTGATACCAGTGCGCGATCCCAGGTGCCCCCGATGCATAAACGGCATCCGTAATCGTGTTCACCACGGACCAGACGCCGTTATGTTGAATGGAAAATTGCAGCGATGTGCCAATCATCGACAGCATCATCAGATCGCCATCAATGAGCCCCGGACCTAAGATCGTATTATCTGGGAGGTTTGGGCCGCCAAGTGGCGAGCCGGCGAAGTGTGCGGCTGGACCAGTCGCTACCGTATTGTCGCCATCCCACCGAGACATCTGCACATAGCGCGTGCTATCTGTTTGGCACCGGATATTGACACCGTAGCCGTAAAAGAGGCCGTTATATAGCCGCGCCCTGACGCGCAATTCGAGTTCTTCGTATGTGTCCGTGGGGCCGTTGCCGGTCTGCTGATTGACCGTTTTGACTTTCGCAATGACGCGCTGATCGTTGGGCCAGGAGCCCGTCAAGATGGCCGTGGAATCGCCCGGCGGTGCGGCGCCGCCCGATTGCGTGCCCCAGGCAAGGCCCGCCGTCGTTTGCATATTGGCGATCCAGCCTTGGCCGACGGTCAGGCCATTCAACCATGCCCCGCCTTGACTCAGCGAGGATTCGGTCTGCGGAAAATCGGTATAAAAGCCATTTGAAGGCCCCCGACTTCTGGAGGCCTTCAAATAATAGGTGGGCGGCATACGTCGAAGGGCCGAAGCCCCTGCCGATTAACCGATTTCGCGATAGGCCACGCCCCACGACCACGACGTGAGCGTGCCCGGCGTGCTCGTAAACTGGAGGAAGTTGCCCGACGTGCAGCCCGGCATGGCGAGCATGGTTTCGGCAGGGGTCGGCACCCAGAGCCAGCCGTTCAGCACGTTGAAGTTGTCCCAGTAGATTTTGACTTCCGTGCCGCCACCGTTGGCCGAGCTATTGACCCCGCAGGTGCCTGCGGCGCCTGACGTGCCACCGACAAGGTTGGCGGTTGGCAGGCCCAGCGACGTCTTGGCGGGCGTGGCGCTGACCACGGTCGGAAAGACAGTCAGCTTGGTGCCGAGGGCGATCCCCTGCTGCGCGCTGGTCGCATTGGCCCGCTGACTCGCCCAGGCGCGGAGGATTTCGTAGCCGGGCACGGCGGCGCCGCCGGCTGAGGGGTTCATGAAGACCAACTGCGGCGCCGCAACCACGGTCTGCGCGTCGACGGAAATCGTATAGGTGCGGTCAGCCACGGGAGACTCCTTTTACTGCGATGA